ACAATAAGACAATAATGGATCTAAGAGTAGTCACATTTGCGGAGGCAAGGCAGCCCGAATTTAAAGAAAAGAAAGGCGAGGGATATATTCAATACGGGGATCGTAACGATTACCCGAATTATTTAGTTGATCTATTTAATAAGTCTGCCAAGCATAATGCAATCATAAAAAGTAAGGTTCATTATATTTCAGCAAATGGATGGAAAGGAAGCGAGGCAGCAGAACCATTCATTGAGAAAGTCAATCGAATGGAAAGCCTTAACGATTTGACAAGGAAGGTTTCTTTGGATGCGGAATTATTCGGCGGTTATTATTTAGAGATTATCTTTTCAGCAACCGGGCAGTTATCAGAAATATGGCATTGTGATTATACCAAGATCAGAACGAACAAGGACAATACACAATTTTGGTACAAAGAGGAGTGGACTGATCGGAATGAAAAAGCGCAAGTTTACCCAGCGTTCAATCCGGCTAATCCATTTGGAAAACAAATCCTTTACGTTAAGGAATATCGCCCAAATATGGGTTTTTATTCTTTGCCGGGTTACTTCGGTGCGCTTAATTACATCGAATCAGATATTGAAATTTCAAAGCACGTTCTGGGTAATGCTCAGACTGGATTTAGCGCAAGTAAACTTATTACGTTACCAAATGGAGAGCCTTCGGATGAGGAGAAGCGTAACATTGAAAAAAGGTTCACAAACAGATTTTCGGGATCCGATGGCAAGAAATTCATCTTAGCTTTCGTAAATGATAGTGCGAGAAAGCCGATAGTTGATGATCTTGGAACTTCGGATATTACTAAGGAGGATTTCGGCCGCGTAGATTCATTGATTCAAACTAATATTTTCAGCGGTCATCAGATCACAACTCCTTCGATCTTCGGTATTGCTGAAGCTGGAAAGCTGGGTTCACGTTCAGAGATGCGAGATGGTTACGAGATTTTCAAAAATACTTATGTGAATAGTAAGCAGATGCATTTGGAAAGTGTTTTCAATATGCTTTTTAAATATCGAGGTATTGCAGAACCTGAGTTAAGCATCATCCCGACTGAGCCTATTGGTTTTGACTTTAGCGAAAATTTACTTAAAGAAATTGCGCCTAAAGAATGGTTATTAGAAAAGGCTGGAATTGATATTTCAAAGTATGAGCCAGTAAATCAACCAGCGCAATTCTCAGACGATTTTAGCGCATTTTTTGAGTTCGGCGAAGCAAAGCAAGGTTTTAATATTTGGAAGCAAAAGGAAAGGTTTGACGATGATTCAGAGCATCAAATGTTTGCAGAGGTAAACCAATTACAAGCGAATGTTTTGGACTTGATGTCAAAGGATAAGCGCATTACTCCAGAGGTATTAGCAACAACCTTAGATCAAAGCGTTGATACGATTAATTTGGTAATCAAATCGCTTGTTGATAGTGGATACGTGCAAGTTAATGAGTATGTTATCGGAGAGGGCATTGATGAAAACACAATCACAGAGCATATTTTAACAGAGCCGCTGGCAGATATTCTCTTAAAGGTCAAGCCGCAAACAAAAGAGATTTTAATCAGATATTCCTATGAATGGAAAAAAGGATTCAATAACCGGGATAAGAAAACAAGTAGGCCGTTTTGTGTGGCTTTGTTGGAAGCCGATAAAATGTATTCACGTTCAGAAATTGAAAGCCTAAGCGCAAGATTAGGTTATTCAGTCTGGGATCGTCGGGGCGGTTGGTACACAGAACCAGGAACTGACAAGCACAGTCCAAGTTGCAGACATCAATGGGTCTCTAATATAGTAACAAGAAGATGAGCAAGAACACATTATTTATTTCCGTTCAATCAATCAAAGATAGAACCGGATTACATGCAAACGTAGATGAGAAATTGGTTCTGCCTGAGATTAAGACTGCGCAGGACATGTATATTCTCCCAGCTTTAGGTTCGGCATTATACAACGAATTACAAACTGCAGTTGAGGCGGCTACATATACCCAGCTTCAAACAACTTTGCTTGATGACTACATTGTGGATTGCCTGATTTATTTCGTGATGTCGGAATTGCCGCAGGGTTTATCTTTTCAGTTTTACAATAAAGGACTTTTAAGAAAGACTGGCGAAAATCAAGAATCTCCTTCAATGCAGGACATGATTGATGTTGCAAATAGATACAAGGCGAGGGCGGAGTTTTATAAGCAGCGATTAATTAAATACTTAAAGCAGAACAATGCTTTGTATCCTAATTATCTAAATTTTGGTTCAGGAATTGATTCAATCAAACCTGATAATGAAGGTTACACAGTCAGCATGTATCTGGGTGATGCTTGTTGCAATGATGATTATATGGAGCATGGTAAGCGCAGGAAAACTTTTGAAGAACGTTATCAGGGGAATATAGGATGTTGTTAAATGAGCAAGGAAATAAATTTCAAAAATCAAAATAAGCTAAAAGTTTATTTAGAAAAATCTAAAAAAAATGACGTTAAATCAGATAGTAAAAGAGTTAACCAAACTGGGAAACGATCACGAACAAATTAATTTTGTTTATTTCGGTGATGTATGGGAGCGGTTAAGCAACGGCGAGGTAACTTACCCTGCTATGTTTTTTACTTTGACTGGTGCAAATGTTGGCGAAAAGAATATTGCTTATTCCTTTAGTCTTTACTTCATGGATCGCATGTTGATGGAAGAAACAAACGAAACGGAAGTTTTATCCGACATGACGCAAGTTGCTGGAGATATAGTTGCACAGTTGAGATACCCAGAGGATTATTCAATCGTGACTTGGACACCTTCGACAAGTATGCCTTTAAGTTTTTTTACAGAAAGTGATCCCGATTTATTGGCTGGTGTTAAGTTAGATACTACCTTAATTGTACCTTTCTTAAATGATAGATGTCAAGTACCTTCAAATTATCAATTTTAATGGAATCGAAAAAAATAAACCAATTAGCAACTGAATTATCTCCAGCCTTAGATGACTTGACAATAATCGGAGATCCGACAACCGGCATAAGTAAAAAAATTACGCTATCACAGATGGCTTCTTTATTTACCGGAACTGTTGAGGAATACGCAAATTTTGCGGCTTTTCCTTTGGTTGGTGTAGCTGATACGATTTACATAGCTTTAGATACCAACGTATTATATCGTTGGAATGGTAGTGCTTATGTTGAATTATCTCCAAACATTATTAACTCCTTAGTATTTAGTGACGCAAACGGATTTGATGGTACAATTAATTTAGTTGGTTCGGTTGCAACTTTGACAATTACAACTGCTTTGACTTTGGGATCCCTGCCGTTCATCGGTGCTTCGGGTGCATTAATTCAGGACAATGCTAACTTGTTTTATGATGATACAAATAATAGGTTAGGAATCGGAACTAATGCGCCAACAACTCCGCTTGATGTTTTCGGATCTGGGATTATAGCAAGGATAAACGGAACATCAACAAACAACGGATTTTTAGGATTCGCAAGTGCAGGTACAAATAAATGGTCGCTTGGCAATGTTCAGTCTGATCATAGATTTAGAATTTTCAGCGAGGCAAATTCTGCAGAATTAATTTCTCTATTGCAAACTGGGGAATTTGGAATCGGGATTGCAAATCCAACTACAAAATTTCACGTTGATGGAGGTGCAACTGCGCTAATTGCAAACCTTGACGCAAATGTAAGTATTGCCAAAAGCCTTAGTTTTCGTTCAGATAATTCCAATAGAATAAACTTAGAGGTCAGCGGAACGGAATCAGGAACAAATGCGGGTGCTAATTTCTTTATCCGTAGGTATTCGGATGCAGGGGCATTGATTGATACACCTTTGACAATTACCAGATCAACCGGATTAATAACTTTAGCAACTGCTTTATCTGGGTTAACTGCCGTTTTTAGCGGAGCGGTGGGTGTTGGAATATCAACTCCTTTTACCTTGACTAATTACAACTTTGTAAATACAGATGGAGTTTCAGGTGGTGGAATATACATGAGTAAGGGAGGCGTCGGCAAAGCGGTTGTTTATTCGGCAAACGATGACTTATACCACGAATCGGTTGGAAGCTCAATCTTTGCAACTGGCACAATATTAGGAGGAACTCCAAGATTAACGATTGCAGCTACCGGTGAATCAACTTTTAGTAAATCCGTTACGATAAATGATGCTGCAAGAATAGATGCAGCCAACGGAAATCAATTAATATTAGACAATGCAGGGGAGCGATTCACGCAAATAGATTGGTATAACAACAATTCTGCCAAATCGGTTATCTTTTGGGATAATACAAATAATTATTTTCAAATTCAATCCACCCCGGCATCCTCTAAAATTAGGGTTGTTGCTCAAACTAATGGGGTTGAACTTGCAAATGGTGGGACTTCATGGAGTTCATTGTCTGATATTCGTGAGAAAACAATAATCAGACCGATTCAGGATGCATTAACAACTTTAAAAGATTATAGAACAGTCATCGGAAGGTATAATACAGATCTTGAAACAGTTGAAAGAGCGTTTTTAATTGCTCAAGATGTTCAGATGACATACCCTTATGCAGTTACAGAGGATGATGATGAAGATAAAAGATTAAGGCTATCTTATACAGAGTTAATACCTTTAATGATAAAGGCTATTCAGGAACTTAAAGCAGAAATAGACATTTTAAAAAATACATAAACACAAGGCAATAATTAACCATATTTGACATAAAATCAACCCTATGAAAGAAGAAAAACAACCCGAGCCGAAAAAGTTAACAGTAGAATTACCTTTAAACGAATGGGGAGCAATTTTATCAGCTATTGAAAAATCATCAGCGCCATTTATTCAAGTTAATGCAATATTAAACGAATTAGACAAACAATTACAACCTCAGATTAAAGATGACAAATAAGAACGCTGATTTAGCGACCATAGTTTCCGTATCAAACGCAATGCTAAGTATTGCAGACATACAACCAATCGTGACAATGTTAGCTTCCCTGGTCGCTATAATTAGCGGAGTATTTGCCATAAGGTATTACATTAAAGCAACTAATAAAATAAAATGATTAAGAACGTATTAATATTTATTTTGATTTTAGTGTGTTTGTTTTTGTTTGAACTTAGGATTCCAACAAGGACAGTTACTAAAACTAAAATAGATACCGTTTTTACTGTGAAAACTTTCATAAAGCATACCAAAGGAGATAGAATACCTTTTAAAGTTTTAGACACGATTTTCACTAATACAAAAAGCTATGATACAACATACATTGTTAAAGATTATAACCAGGCTAAAGAGTTTACTGATAGCATCAGACAAGATAGCAACCTCTTTGTCATCACAGATACCATCAGCCAAAACAGAATTATTGGCAGGTCATTCCAAGCCAAAATCCAAGAAAAAACAATCACAATAACAAACAATATAGAATCCAAGAGCAAAGCGGCTTTGTATTTAGGCATAAGAAGCGATGTGAGTATAGACTATAACAATATAAATCACAACATTACATTAAGTCTAAAGACACGTAAGAAAGGTTTATTTGTTGTTGGTTATGGAATGAGTGGTTATTCAGTAGGTTATTCATTAAAATTATAATTATGGCAATCAAAGAAAAAGTAAATTTAACAAATCCTTTACCAATAAATTTTAAGGATTTTAGTAAAAACCCAGTGGTGGGTACAATGTTCTTAGTAATCATTGGCATTAGTGCTTTATACATTGATATTAGAAGCACGTTTCATGAGCAAATTGATAATCAAGGAGCAAAAATCGAGAAACTTGAAGCTAAAATGGATGCTATGAGTCAATCATTAATTAAGTGCGAGGGTGCAATGAGTGGAGCATCTGCAAAGTTAAGCACGTTGGAATCATTAGGTAAAATTCAGAAAATCAAATGAGATATTTAGTATTCATACTTTTCATAAGTTCGTGTACAACAACTGAACCCGAGCAGGTAAACAAATACGATACTTTACTATTAAAAGTTGCTAAAAGTCAATTAAAGATGGATAGTAGTATTGTTGAGGCTACAAAGAAAGAAGCTAAAATAATTAACAAAACTGTTGAAAGTATTATTGAGGATAAAAAACAGATTAAACAATTGTTTAGTGAGGTAGCTGAAATAAAAGCAAATCCAAGAGTACAAATTCAAATTGATACTGTTAGGGATACTATTTTTGTTACAGAGAAGAAAAACTTTTGGGGTAAAAGTAAAAAAGACACAGTACAATGAAACAGTTTTTTTGTGATGA